CGTCATCAACGAAGAAGTGACCGAACGCCCCGATGGCGTTGAACTTGCCGAGGAGGATCTCCTTGCAGTTCGCCAGCCGGTTGTGGAGGGTGAACATGTCCCCGAACTGGGAGGAGTAGGTCTTGACGAAGTCCAGAAGTTTCTGCTTCTGTGCCTCCCTGCTCTGCTTGCCCTTCTCGCTCTTCAGTTTCTCTATTTCCTTGTCCATGCGGGTGGTCACATAGAGATTCAGACCGTTGGAGGTGTAGTTGGTCATGCCCCCTCCGATGGTGGAGTTGATGTAGGGCATCAGGATCTCCATCAGGTCGGCGTTCGCCTTGAGGGTCTTGAGGAACGGCAGCACCTTCTTGGACAGGGCTTCGCACTCCGCGATCATCTTGGACAGGTTGTCGTACTCGCCCGGCTGGAGCAGGGCGGGGGTGATGTCGTAGATGTTGGGGTCGGTGAACCAGACATCCGGACTCTTCTTCAACTTGGTGGAGTCAAAGTTGAAGGTCTTGGCGGAGAGGCTCTCCATGCTGTTCCCGCCGTACTCGGTGTGGAACGCGATGCCCAACTTGGCGTTGGCGATCCGCTGCCCCATCTCGCTCTTGGCGGGGATGGCATACATGATGGTATTGGGCTGGAAGGCGATGTGTTCCACCCCGTTCAGGGTGACCATCTTCTTGGCCCCCTCCCCGAACATGAGGTCGCCCTGTAGGACACCCTTGATGCCGATCTTGGGGAGGTGCTTGAGGCACTGGATCAACTTGTCGGCGAGGTCGGCGATGGGGATGGCATCCTTGACCTCCTTGGGGGTGTGGTACGCCTTGACCACCTTGCTGAAGGCACTCTTGGTCGCCACGAAAAACTTCTTGTTGTCGGGATTGATGCCGCAGACCACGGCGGGCTTGCCGTCCCACTTGGTCGAGAACTTCAGTTCGGGGGACTTGCCCAACTTCAGGCTGACTGCGATGTCCTTCAGGAAGGCAATGCTGTCCTTCAGCCCCTGCTCCCCGTAGAGCAGCATCATGTCCTCAAGGTGGTCTAGGTGCTTGTTTCGGACCACCTCTTCATTGAGGTCGGAGGCATTGTATTGGTTGAAGGATAGCATGCCTCGTATTTAGGAATACACGCCGTGGGAATCGAACCCACCTCTCGCGGTAATCTGCCGCTAAGACCGTTTATAAGTCGGTTTGCATACCCAGATGCTAGGCGTGCGTTTATATCAGTCTGCCCGAGGAATCCACCTTTCCAGACCCCCCGAGGGTCTCCACCCGAAGTCTCTGGTTGCCTTGCTGCAATCCGCACAGGTGAAGGTGGCTTCTCCGATACGGGCGGGAAGGAACCGGAAGGTCGCCTTGGTTCCCCCGACCCGACGGGCGATTTCAAGCACCGAGAATGTCTTTCCGGAACCGATGTTGTACCTGCTCCCCTTTATGAACCCTCGGTTTAGGTCTGACACCATCATGTTCGCCATCACGACATCCGATACATGGATGTAGTCCCTGACCTGTGAGCCATCACCTACTACCGTCAGGGGTTGTCCCTCTGACAATTGTCTTTGAAAAACCGCCACCACCGGCGAATAGGTTCCCTTGTTGGCCTGCCCTTCCCCGAACACATTGAAGTAGCGGAGGGTAACCACCCCCATCTTCGTGAACTTCTCAAAGTGGTCGCAGAGTTGCTCGCCCATGAGTTTCGTGGTGGCGTAGATGTTCATGCAGTTCGGGGGAGTATCCTCTCTGAACGGGGAGCCATAGTGCATTCCGCCGCTTCCATAGATGGCCGATGTTGATGAGAATACCAGCCTCTTGACACCCGCATCCGAAGCGTTCTTGAGGACGGTATAGGTTCCCAAGACATTGGTCCGAAATGTCTTGTCTGGGTTCTCAATCGCCCGCTGGATGCTGACCTCGGCAGCGAGGTGGAACACGACATCCACATCCTGAAAGTTTTCCCTCGTCAAATCGCAGATGTCTGACTTTATGTTGTCGGCACGATCATCCCAGCGGAAGGTTTCGTGTCCCTCGGAACTCTCGTTGTCCACACACACGACATGATTGCCCTCGTCAAGCAACTTACGAACCAGATGCGAACCGATGAATCCTGCCCCGCCGGTAACCATGCATTTCATAATGATATTTCTCCTCAAGTCCAGTCGGTGAATTTTCGGTCGGCTTCGTGCGCCCGCGCGTGCCCGCCTGCCCGCGGGCGTGCGTACGCGCCCCTGCGTGCGGGGGGGTTCTCCTCGTCCTCGTCCTCTGCCAGCGGGTTGTGTGCCGCCACCAGTTGCTGCATGTTCTCCTCCACATCAAAGAGTTTCATCTTGGACCGGTCAATGCCGATGACGAACTTGCGGTGGGTGGCGGTGTCGTTGTAGCGGTTCTTGAGTTGCTTGACCATGACCTGCCCCAACTCGTCCAGTTGCTCGGTGGCGATGATGGCGAACATGAAGTCCGCTGTGGCTGGCAACCCGAAGGATTCGGAGGTGTCGGTCAGTTCCACATCGCTGTTCCCGAAGCCGGAGCGGTTCGTCTGGGTCGCCGTGAAGATGGGAACCCCCATCTCCACCGCCATGCCTCGCAACTCCTCCGCAATCGCCTTGATGTAGGTGTACGAGTTCACATTGGCTCCCGGCTTGAAACGGGACGAGGCACAGATGTTCAGGTAGTCAATGAACACCACATCGGGCTTGAAGTTCTTCTTGAGCCGCAACTCGTCCATCAGGTGGCGGAAGTGGTTCACGCTGGCGGAGGCGGTCGGGTACTCCTTGATGATCAACTTGCCGGTGATGTTCTTGGTCAACTTGGCGAGTTTCTTGCCGTAGATGTCGATAGGCAACTGCTTCAGGTCATCAAGGGTGACATCCATCAGATTGGCATCAATGCGTTCCGCGATCCGTTCCTCCGCCATCTCGCAGGTGATGTAGAGGACATTCTTGTTCTGGGTCAGGCAGTTGGCGGCATGGTGGCACATGAACAGGGACTTGCCCACTCCCGTGCCCGCGAGGACCACATTCAGGGTCTTGTCGGGGACACCGCCGTTGGTGATGCGGTTGAAGTAGTCAAGGTCAAACGAGGTCTTCTTCTCAATGCGGTGGTAGAACTCGTACCGCTGCTCGGCATCCTCAATGAAGTCGTGACCGATGTGCTGGTCAAAGGACACGCTGAGGGCGGAGGTGAGGATCTCGGGGATGGCGTTCTTGGACCGACCCTTCGCCCGCTTCTCGTCCAGCAACTCAATGGACTCCATCAGGGCGTTGTAGACCGCCTTGTCCTTGCAGAACTTCTCGGTCTGGTCAACCAGCCATTGCTCGTCCGGCTCCTCCTCGGGGTTCAGCCCGTCCACCAGACGCAGGCACTCGTCAAACTCCCCCTGCGACAGACCCTCCTGCTGGCTCAGGATGATGTTCAGAGCCTCGCGGGTGGGAGCGTTCGCGTACTTGACGATGAACTCCGAGATGGTCTTGAAGAGACGCTTCTCGCAGTTGTCGTGGAAGTACTCGTCCTTGAGGAACGGGAGTACGCGACGGGTGTAGCCTTGCCGATGCAGCAGGCTGCGCAGGATGACGAGTTCAATCTTGTCGGTCATGGTTTGGAGGGACTATACCACAGCCCCACATGGAAAGCAAGGTCGTGAGCCAAGTTTCAGAGCAGATTTACCATCCAGACATTCTCCCAATTGCCATGTATGAATGTGACATTGGTCACCCCAAAGATCTCGTCAACAGCCTTTTTTACGGGAGCACCTTCCGGTCTCTTGTCGTCGCCCCACTGGTAATCATGACCGGAGATTATTCCCCCCTTCTTGATCTTTGGGAGCCAAGCGTTGATGTCCTCTTTGACGCACTCATATTCGTGACAAGCATCAATAAAGACGATGTCAATCGAGTTGTCTGGGAAAAGTTTGGCTGCATTGACCGATGCCATTCTGATTGGAGTGACGGCTCCCAGCAACGGAAAGATGTTGGTCATGAACAGATTGTAGAGTGTATCTGTCTTGATGAGGGGATCGTTCTGATGCTCAGGAGAACCGAGCCATGTGTCTACGCCAAAGACTCGCAGGTTTTTACCTGAGTTGACTGCCTCCACTCCCAGATAAGCAAGACTCTTGCCCTTCCAAACACCGACCTCTACTATCGTGCCGTTTTGCGGGAGTACCTTCATAAACATGTCGTAGACTGTCTTGTACCCAAACCAATCATCAGACACGCCGAATTGAGGTTGATTGTATATGTGATTCATTTATTGCTCCTTCTAAAAGCCATTACCCCGTTTCTAATTTTCGGGATATCAAACACTACAGAATACTTGTTTGGCGATGACAATACATGTTCTCTGATCCATCGGCACTTTTTTGCGAGTGTATCATCAAGAACGATGAGTTTGGAACGAGATTCTAGTTTTAGAAACTCGCTCTTGGTTCCAAATTCCCCACCGTCAAGAAGAAGCAAATCTATACTGTTTGGGATTAAATCTAACACATTTGGGCAAGTTGACATCGCGTCCATGTCTTCCTTGAACCATTTGGGTTCATCTCCATTGAGGTCTGAAGAGTCCATATCCTCTTGTTCAATTATTCTCCCATGCACTAGAGATGCCCACGGAGGAAGTTTTCCTTGCCATGAACGACAGGCTGATGCATAGAAAGACGAATTGGTTTCCAGAGAAACGAATCTGATGTCAGTTTTTCTGGATTTTTGCAATCCACTAATGATGGCGTTCGTACTTCCCATGCCATCCCATGTACCTATTTCAACAACGGTTCTTACTTCAGAATCTTTCTCGCAAGTTTCCATTAAATAAGAACCTAGCCATGTATCAGTTGTTAGTTGACCCATAATGAATACCCTATTCAAATAATTTAAACCGATTGCCCCACCAAGAGGCACGCAACTTGGAATAGTTCCACTCGGTGGTTAGGAACTGCTCGTACTTGGTATGTAGCAGTTCCTCTGTCACTTCGGACCAATCATTCACGAAAAGTATAGGAAGGTCTCGGAAGTTACGATGTGCGTTTGTGTATCGGACGATAGGTATCGTTTTGCAATAAAGAGATTCCCACATTCGGTGAGTGTCAATCCCATTACCTCTTGGACACACACAGAACTTATGATCGGTAAGTTCCTCCAGATAGTTCCCAACTATTCTGGGATCACATGGCTGATTACCAATAGTTATCCATTTCTGACCGGACATGAACAAGTCAACGAATCTGTCCATGAGTGGACCCCGTTCTTGTTGAAATGTCGCGGGGCGAAAGTTTACATACAGCAGTTTCTTGCGATCCTTTTTGGTATTGATCTTCGCCAAATCCTTTGCCTTGGGGGTGATGGGACAGAAATGTGGACCTATTCCAAGTGGGATGGGAATGATGTTGCTCGCCTCAGTTGTGCAGTTGGGACCGAAGATTTTCCGGACACAGCGAGGCTTCATTCTGGCGAGGGTGTCATCAGTCTCGTAATCGCTGTACTGAGTGACGATGTTGATTCTAGGACAGTCGTTGGGCAGAATGCTGAAGAACTTCGGAACATAGTCCCTCTTGATGAACCACACATCGTTCTCTTCAATGCTTGTGTCATACGAAGAATCAACATTGGATGGAAAGAATTTCTTGTTGCATTGCTTTCGGAAGTTGTCTCCCGACACCGTGTCTTCGTAGATGGAATCGTCAAAGTCAATTGGAATACTTCGCATACTGCTTTTCCTCCACGAAAGAAGACTTGGATGCCGTGTTGATTTTCTTCTTGATCTCTGCTCGTCGGTCGTTGGTGTAGTAGACGCTGCGTGCTAGTTCTATGAACTCGGAGTCAAACTCCTTGGCTATCTCCTTTAGCCGGATGCGGTCCTCTATCTCCCACAAGGACCGATTGGTGTCCGTCAACTCAGAGACGAGAGGAATCATCTCGGGCATCTCAAGGTAATCACGGATGCTATTGGACAGGTAATCATGCTCCTTGCGAACATTGAACAGTTTGGATTCGTCTTGAATCATCTCGCACTTGATGTGGAGGATGGTCCACTTGTCAATGACCTCTCCAACGGATACTTCAACCAGCATATCTGACCTCCCTAATCTTTTCCCAAGAGGAAGGCAACGCGAAATGACCCCCCCACGAATCATCTCTTCCGAAATCGTGAAACCAGCCGGTGGCTCCCATGGAAGTACATAGATGTATGAACGAACTGTCTACACAGTGAATCTCCGTTGCTTTTTCAATGAGACCACACCAATCCACAAGCGAGTCAGACCAAGTTTGAGTCCTGATCGGTTCCACTCGGATCACTTTCATGTCCGTCCTATGACGAAACGGCATTCTTCCCCACTGGCATTCATCGTGGACGAGAATGAAGGGTTCATTGTTCGGATTCACCAATGACTCAAGAATGGCTTCTCGCCCCATATCTCTGTTGCACTTGAAAGATGACCATCTTTTCTCAAACGGCACATCTACTGAATCATAGGAAGACACATCCCAGTCTTTACGGCACTTCTCAAATCCCGCTCTGTAGTATTGCTCGCACCCATATGCAAAGTTCTCACGAAACAGGTTCACTTGCGCATCTTCCACCTTCGCACCCTGACCGGTCAAAGGAAGAGGAACTATACGCTCATCGTCCGCAAACATCATGGAAATTGTTGGTGCGTACTTT